GCCAGTGCCTTGCTCATTAAAACAAAAAGCCCTGCGGTGTAGCGTTAAAAAAGAAGCAGTCTTTTTCTGATGGTCAAAGGGTTTGTATAAACCAGTCCACGCATACTTTGCTTCGATGGGAGAGGGTACGTCTTTAATTTTTAGGTTTTTTAAAACCTGCGCCTCCTCCAAGCCCCAATGCACAAGAACCTCATGATAGTTCTCTTGGGAAGAAAAGATTTTGCTTTTAGGGATAACACTAGTAATACGGCTGGGGTCACGCACTTTTAATAGCAATGCCCGATCGTCAATGATTTCCATTACATCTTCCTAAATTCTGACATGGGGATATAGATGCAGTCCTCAACATCCATCGAGTCGCCTCTGTCGTAGCGACCCCCTTGTTTAATTTCGTATTCGTCTTTCATCTTGGTGACGTACACACCATCGGTAAAACTTACTACCAGCATGAAAGGTACATCTTTTTCTTTAGCCATTGCTAAACCATTGCGCCACTTGTTGGCACTAATCATGTACGTAGGGTATTTGTTGTAAGCGTTCTTACGGCATTTGATTTCTACAATAGCCGCTAGCTTTTGGTCGGGGTAGTATAGATAGCCATCAACACCAGCTAACACCGCCGTCTTCATATAGATACAGGCGTAGTTTTCCGAGATGTATCGGCGTACATCATCTTCTCTCTGCCTATCCGCAGAGGTTTCATATATAGGTCTCATTGCTTCTCCAAGCGTTATTATGTGTCGGTCTTTCCCGACTGCCAGTTAGCCCTTAGATGGAAAGGAGCCATTAGCACGTGAATACTAATCTCAAAGGTCTACGACTAACTGATATGGTTTACTATGAAAGGGAAGTATCACCCCCGAACTGCTAGGCACTCATACCTAATCCCGCAGTTTCCTAAAAATTACTTTTTCTTACGTTCTTTTGGGCTAGTTTCGCTTACCAAATTACGCTTTGAATCTCTTGCAAATGAACGGTTCTTACTGGCGCTTTCTACACGTACGCCATCTTTGTTAGTACCGCCCTTATCAAACGCTTTAACATGGGCTACATCCATGCCGTCACCCTTATGCACCTTACCAGCTTTCATTAGCTTGGCACGAGCCGAATTACGTTGCGCACGTTTCTTTTTCTGTTCTTCCGTACCTTGGTACTGTTCGTACTCTTTCTTATACGGGCGTGGTTTATTTACATAAGGCATATTAGTTGTTTCCATTGTGTGGACAGCTAGTTACAGGACACCACTTACTGCACGTAAAGTTACGTTTTGGGTTCCATACCCCCGTATTTTGACAGGATTCTAGCTGACTAACAAGGGGCTTAAACTGCTCAAAATAAGCCAATCTGAAGTTCGAATCGTAGTTATCCCTAATAAACTCTTGGGACACCACAAATAGCAGTCCAGCCTTGATAACCTTAATCTCAGGGAAGTGAGTAAATACTGACGCCGCTAGTAGCTTTAGCTGTTTAGTATCCGCATACTTGGCTGACTTGCCTGTTTTATAGTCAATAACTCTAGCCTCTTGGTTCTCCCTGTCTAGGATAATTAAGTCGGCAATACCCCTATACCATACGTCTTTAGCAAAGAAGTCGCAGGGGACTAGCTTGCCACCATCCACGACCTTGATGCCTAGCTTGTACTCGCATAGCTTCTCACCCGGAATCTGCTTTAGCTTGTCTAGCATAGGCTGAATGAACGCATACTTTTCAGGTAAGGGTTTACCATCACGTATATGCTCCTCAGCCGCTAAGTGTAGGTCTTTACCATAGTTCATAGCCTCAGACTCAGGCTCTTTAATGTCCTTCAATACCCGTAAGTGATAATACTTCTTAGGGCATTGGTCAAATAAGGTAATGCTACTGTAAGACCATGCTGTCATATCTTGTCCGGTGTAAGGTGAGTTAATAATCGAATGTCTACAAAGGCGTTCATAATCCACTCATGGGCTTCTGCAAATTGCCTGTTGTTCATAGCAGATTCAAACTCTCTTAGGTTACGTCTAGCCCGAATCAATAAGTCTGCGTAGTCAAGCACTTCATCTTGTTTCATTAACAATCTCCATACGATTTACCATATCCCGCTTCGCAACTAACAGGCAAGCCCGTAGCCCAATCAGGTGTCCACTTCATACATTCTTGAACGTATGCCATAGCTTCTTCTACCTCGTTCTCAGGTGCCACACAAGCCACCGCATCGTGTACCGTTAAGACAGGTTTGTAACGCTTGGCTATACGCAACATCTGCTCACCAATAATGCAACGAGCAAGGGCTTGGCAAATGTTCTCTACCAATTTCCCTCCGTATATTTTAACAGAGCCACGACGTGAGTCATACACATACTGGTCACCATCTTCACCCCTTACTTTACGTAAGTTTGGATAGCGTTGGTATAGCCCATTAGGTAGTAAGATTCCATCTGCACCATGCACCTCTACACAGCCATTACCAAACGGGGTACTCTGCCCCTTGACCATGGCTTCGATTGCGTGCCTTCCCGCTGTCCACAGTAACGGGATTTGTGGATAAGTTTGGCGGTAGGTTTGAACGATATGGATAGCTTCCGCCTCTTCAATTTGTGTACCAAAGGTTTTAAGCTGTACCCCGAATTTCTTAGCCCCCATGCCATAGCCAGCCCCAAGAATTGTGGTTTTCCCGACAAACCTCTCGCTAGGCACAACTTCACTAACATCTTTTGCATAGATGGCACTAGCCATGATCTTGTAGACGTCTTCGCCATTTTTAAAAGCCTCCACTAAATCGTTTTGTTCTGACAGCCAAGCTAGCACACGTGCCTCAATCTGCGACGAGTCTGAGTCAATCAAGACGTACCCATCAGGTGCTTGTATAGACATCTTTAGCTTGTTGCCGTTAGCCCCACGACTAGGTAAGTTCTGCAAGTTAATCTTATCCGCACCGCCCCAACGCCCAGTATGAGCCGCATAGTATTGCAGGGGTACAGGCATAGTCCCACGTTGGGATATAGCTATGAATCTTTCTGTTCGGGTTTCCTCAAGGGTTGACTTCGACCCCAATCGAGCGGCAACGAGTGCTTGAACTCGGTCATCAGGGTGTTCAGCCAATGCCTTAAATTCTTCATCAGTCTTGGCAAACGCATAGGTTTCCTTTCCTGTTGTAGGGCTAACCTTCATTGGTGGTTCAACACCTAAGTCCCGTAACATCTGTGCAAACTTAATGTTGCTCATGAGGTCATCACGATTTTCTGCGCCACAATCCTCAAGCAATTGCGCCTTGCGGTCTTTGACGTTTTGTAAATGCTCGTTCAACAAATCCTGATCCAGAACTAAAACTGGTTCGGAAAACATCTTTATAGTAAGACTTATAAGCTGCAATTCTGTAATAGCAAAGCTAGGGGCTAAGCACTTGAATAGCTTGTAGGTAAGGTCTACGTCGTTGATACAGTACCCAGCATACGCATCGAGTTCCGCCTTAGAAAACATTACTCGGTTCATACCACGAGCATCGTTGACCTCGGTACCCTTAACACCTAACTCATAGTATGTAGTTAGCTTTGCTAGGCTGTTACCTACTTCAGTCCCATGAATCGCTCTCGCCATTGAGAGAGTATCGAGGATAGCTTTTGGCTTAATCCCAAACTTCCAAGTAAGTATAGCGGCATCAAACATAGCATTATGGGCAAGCAAAGCAGAATTAGCCCAGTCATAAGTAGCCAAAAAGTCATGAACTCCAGCAGAGTCTCCACTAAACCAAGTTGTTTTTTCATCGTTTACCTTTACTGCCACACCGATTACTTCGAATAGTGGCGACCTAATGTATTCCTCTGTTGTTATTTTGCTAAGACTAAAATCCCTATCGTAATAGGTTTCAAAGTCAATTGTTATTATGTTCATTTTATGTTCTTGTTAGTTGCCCTGCAAAACTGTATGTACCGCAATGAATTAAGCTAGCCCATGGAGCCGCCCAAATAGTAAAGCCAGCCTTACGTGCTATCTTGCAGAAGTGGTAGTCCTCTGACAATAGGCGATTACCCGACTCAGGGTCAATACTAGTAGCAAAGAATTCTTTAATCATCTTGGGGTTATCAGCATCAACCGCTCTCCACATATCGTTTGCATACTGGGGTACTAGTGGAGCCAGCGTCTCAAATACTTTACGCTTGATTAGCATGAAGCCTGTGCCACCATTCTCAATCTGCATAGGGTCACCCAATCTACCCGTCTGTTCTTTAGCACCGCCTACTAAGTTCACCACAAATGAACCTGTATGCGAATGTAAGTCTTGTGGGGGTATACCTCTTTTAACCGCCTCATCTACTTTGTTCCAGTTAATTTCTTTCTTGGGGTAGATACCACAGATGATGTCCTTGTCTGCCCTTACCATGAGCGGGATGTCTGCTGGGTTAAAGCCAATATCCGCATCAATAAACATGAGGTGGGTGCAGTTTGTTTCAAGGAAGTCATCAGCTAAACTGTTGCGCCCCCTAGTAATAAGGGATTCATTGGTCATATAGGCATAGCGAAAAGCCATGTTGTTCTGCCCCATCGTACCCGCCATCTGAATCATACCTACTGTATACACCCCGTTACATACACCGCCGTACATTGGTGTGGCTATAAATAAATTTGCGTCGCTCATTGTGCTCTCCATGGAAAATTGCCGTTATAAAGTTTGTTCATAAATTGATTGCCTTCTAGGAAGAAGTGCTTAGTTGTTTCTTTGACTCGGTAGTTTACTGTGTATAAACCAGTTGACGCATAGCTATCGTAGTCTTTACAAGCGGCTACTGCCGTTCTATACAAACGTCTGTCAGTCCAGTAGTAATCAGTCTGCAAGGTTTGATTTATTTTAAGAAAGAACTCGGTCTTAAAGATGTAGCAGTTCATATCTACAAGGTTAAAGTTCTTCCAGCTAGCATGAAACCCTAGGCTATCGCAGTCGTCGTTACATAAGTCTTGCCCATCCCAAGTCACGCATTTGCGTAGGCTGTATGCAAACTCATGCTCTCGTTGGCTTACCGCTTGCACCATGGTCTCCACATGGTTAGGCTCAAACCAGTTGTCCTCATCAAGGAAAAGAATATGGTCAGCATTAACTAGGTTACCCATAGCCGCATATACCCTGTTCCCGTAGAATGTAATACCAGTCTTGCCACTCCAATGCTTCTTGGGTCTGCCTACGTTCTCAGGCAATAGGATAATCTTCTTATTCGTAAATGAATCTGAATAGTAGATGTCTGCTACCTTTTCTGCATATTCCTCACCATCAACCACAATCCAATGCTCACATGATTGACCTTCGGTGCTTTCCATTGCCTTACGTAACTCAGGTATACCCGTAGTTGGGGTTATAACTACTGCGCTCAAAATGGTGCCTCCTCAAATTGATAAATGGGTTTGGGTCTACGCACGCACTTAAATGTCCAACCCTTGCGTAACGCACAGATTGCTAGTGCTTCTTCTTGCCTACCTACTATGCGCATAACCTCGTCATCTTCGTTTCTGATAACGTAACTCATAACTTCTTGACCGCCAGTTGGTAGTTGTTAAGGATAATTTCATACTTACCCTTATGATGTTCTAAGAATCGGTCAACCCCAACCTGTGTTGGCTCGTGTGGATATAGGTAGTCATCAAACAACATGACACCACCTTGCTTGAGTAGCTTCCAGCTAGCCAGTCCATCAGCAAACGCATCGTCAGGGGCATGGCTACCATCTACATAGATAAAGTCAAACTCATGCTTAAAGGTAAGCATCTCCGCTAATGCTTCTTGTGAGGTCTTTTTATAAAGCGATACGATTTGTGTATCTTTCCTAGCCTGTGCAGTATTAGTCCAAAACCTAGCTTCAATCTTGTCAAAGCCTTCTGCCGTATATGGGTCAACGCATACAATGCTACCCTTGCTAGCTAAGCCATTTTCTAATAACCAACACGTTGAACGGCCCTCGTAGCTACCTATTTCTAGAAACATCTTATGAGTAGGTATGGTTTTCATACACAATTCAAAGTTAGGTATGTTATTGGTAAACCAATCTTGTGTGAAGTTCATGCTAATCCTTTCCAAAGAAATCATCTAATGTAAGCCCCCGCTTCTCCAGTTCCTTCTTGAGTTTGCGCAAGGCTCGCTTTTCCATATCGGATACAGCCGCCCTAGATACACCTAATTCATCTGCCATTTCTTGATGGCTCATTGCAGGCTGTGAGGCTCTGTCTTTTCTAGGGTCTTTCTTGTCCATTACCGACTATATCCTTGTCTGTTGCCGTTGTTATCAAAGTAGTTTACTTCACCATTAGGGCGTGGCACCGCATAACCTTGCCTGTTCCCATTGTTGTCGTATACATTGTTTTTGCTATTGTAGTTGTACTCGCTATTGTTCCAGTTATACGGCGAGTTCTCCCACTTGTTTGGTGAGTTGTTATAGTTGTATTCGCTGTTTTTCCAGTTATAGGGGCTATTCTCCCAGTTCTGTGCGTAGCAAACCTTAGCGCCATTAAGGATAAAACAACCAAAGAGAAAGAATGATAGTACCCTCATTTCTTTTTACCTTTCTTTTTAAAAATTTCAGCAAGAAACTTTTCCCGATAAGCAATCTGCTCAGGCGTAGCGTATTCGTCTAATTGGAATTCTTGCTTATATACATCAAACAACTTTTCCATATGTAGGTCAAACACATTTGCTATACCTGATACGTAGTTCCACACTTCATCTTCTGACATCACCCGTGGTCTATCGGAGTAGGCTTCCAAGAAAACGTCAAGGTTATTTTTGGTCGCCCATACGTTGTGAATCTCCGTCTCTATCCTGCTCCCGCTCGGTTCCTTCTTGTTCGGCTTTTTCATCTTTCTTCTTTCCAAAAATTAAATCAAAGTTCTCTGCAAACTTATTCAAGTCCACACTAAAAGGTCTTGGGCTATCACCCTTACCACCATCATGTCTCATTTTTCTTCCTCCGTTTAACTGCAACAATGCCTTTTGTTTCTTTGGGCTTGCGTGCTTCCAGCATAGCATCGGCATACTCATACGCTGACAATGAAGCGGACTCGGCGTCCTCACCCTTAAATGCAGTGATTAAGCCGAGCATCGCAAACATGGCAAAGCAATCCCGTAAGTCTTGCTCGTTCATTTGACTTCGTCGCAACGTTCAATCAAAGCCGCATAACCACATACATCAACTAAGTTATCACGATGGCTTGGGTCATTGGCAAAACGTGCAACCTTAACGAGCATCATCATAGCGGCAACATCTTTAGCAGTTAAGTTAAAGTTCCCGTCATCTAGATTGTTCATATAGGCTGTCCACATATTAGCAATCGTCTTGAGGTTCTTAGCGGGATGTCCGTAAGTCTTTTCACGATCACCATAAATAATGGATTGCGCTTCTTCTAGCACCGATACCTTAGCTTTCATACGTGGGCGTTTAGCTTCTCTACCTTTGGTAACTTCTTCAGCTAACTTCTCAACAATCTTAGCGTCACCAATTAACTCTGCTACAT